TCGGTGCTCGCGGCGTCTGTGACCACATGATTCTTGGTTAATCGGGTCATAAGACCCGATGGAACCTATCAAGGATGCAGTCCTATCGTATGACCAAATGGCGATTGTGGAGAAGTATGAGGTCGTTATAGCCTATCTTTACCCTATCGCTCAAAACATGCCCAAGAAACATGGCATGGCTAGAGATCTGTTTTTAAAGTGTCTTTTAGGTCAGGTTCAACTTTTTGTGGAGGCTGGTAAGTCAAATCAAATTTCACGTCTTTACATCGCAGATGCCGGTATTTCGCAACTGCGATTTTGGTTACGTTTTTTATCGAGCAGACAAGTCAGATCCGTGTCTCCTCATCAGTGCGAAACGGCTTTAGTGCTGTTGGCCGAGGTGGGCAAATTCATGGGCGCTTGGATCGTCAAGATAAAACGTAAAGGGCAAGCAGGATAAAAACGCCGTGATCCTTGGGGGCAACTGGAACAACGGGTCGAACTGCGGGTCTCGCGCTTCGAACTGGAACAACTCTCCCACGAACTCGAACAACAACATCGGTGCTCGCGGCGTCTGTGACGGCAAATTTTAATTACTCCGTACTGGTTAAGGCCGTATGGGTAGGCCAGTAACAATGTGGTCAGCCTGCTTATCCTCCTTCGGGAAACACGCTTCTAGGTTCGGTATTGCAATTGGTAATGATGGCTATAAGCCAAAGTGAAGATTGCAACCGACAATTTATGAAAAGACACAAAAATTTAATTGATCAAATTACTACTGTTAATAATCTCAAAGAGGCATACGCAAAAACAACAAAAGCCAAGAGAATGACTTTTGGGTATTTGGAATTTAAAGAATATGACCATGTCAATCTGACTAATCTGCGTGAGGAATTACTTGATGATGCTTACACTCTAGGTCCCTATAGAGAGTTTGTCATTTTTGAGCCAAAGCCAAGATTGATTTCGGCGCTGAACTTTAAAGACCGATTAGTGCAGCATGCCGTTTGTAATGTCATTGGACCTATCTTTGAGAGAACCTTGCTACACAATACTTTTGCATGCCGCCCTGGAATGGGTACCCATGCTGGAGTGAGATTTATTCAATCAGAGCTACGCAAGCCTGGAGCGACGCATTATCTGAAAACGGATTACAGCAAGTTTTTTCCATCCATTGATCGGAAAATATTGCATAGCTTAATTGAGCGCAAGATTGGGTGCAATAAGACGCTTTCTATATTGAGAGAAATTATTCCCAATGAAGGCTTTGGAATACCGATTGGGAGTCTTACTAGCCAACTGTTTGCCAATGTTTATGGTGGCATGGTTGACCGATATATTCATACACAATTAGGACATCGGCGCTGGGCTAGGTATATGGATGACATCGTGATTCTAGGCGATGATCCCGTTCGATTGCGAGATGATTTTTATAAGATTCAAGATTTCTCAGCCGAGCACATGAAGATGCGAATCAGTAAGTGGTCCAGCTCCGGTGTCGGCAGAGGAATTAATTTTTTAGGCTACCGAATATGGCCTACCTATAAGTTGTTAAGACAAGATTCGGTTCTTCGCGCTAAGCGAAAAATCGCTAAATATGTGCGTCATCAAGATCACATTGCTTTACAGAAGTTTATTGCTTCCTGGGCTGGCCATGCTGCATGGGCAGATACACACAATCTTTTTACTTGGATGGAGAAACATCATGGGATCACCTGTAATTAATACACGCGAAGATTTAGACGCATTGGCTGGTACTCCGGCTTATGGCACCTTTATTGAATACCTGAAAGGGAGTATGACACGTAAGCAAAATATTGCCGTTTATCCCGATGGATACGGCATGCCCGGATATGAAGGCGAAGCAATTGAGCCGATATGGTCAGATATTGAGGATTTATCGACCATTCACCGCTTTGGGTTTGATAAATCGGATTTTGAATAACCTTTTCCCAAGTCGTAGCTAAGCTCCTCACGGGGCTTTTTTTATAACTATTGCAAGGAATGGTATGAATCAAAATCATCATGAACACCATGGCTGCCTGCCCGAGAATGAAATCATCGAGCGCTCAGTCGATGCCGCTATTAAAAAGACCTTTGCAATACTCGGCGTAGATATTGATAAGCCTGAATCTGTTGAAGAGTTTAGGGAGGACCTGCGCTTTGGCAGAAAACTCAGAAAAATGTCTGACCATGGCTCATTTGTCATTGTGGCGGGATTAGTTGGCGGCATGCTATTTGCACTTTGGCATGGTGTTAAAGCCTCGGTAGGGATGAAATCCTAATCATGGTGCTCAAACTGTATCCAAACTGGAAAACCATTCTTAAACAAGCATGGTCTATCCGCTTTGCCATACTTGCTGCGTTGTTTTCCTTTGCGGAGGTCTTTAATAGCCTCCTGGGATCGTCTTACCTAAGCCCTGGCATGTTTGCCTTAGCTTCAGGATTCTTTGCCTCCGCTGGGTTTATTAGCCGCCTGGTAGCTCAGAAAAACGTATGAACGATAGTCAGAAACGAATCGCAGCTGCTACTGCGATTGCTACCGCATTAGCTATCCCAGCGGAGGGGATTCGGCAATGGGCTTATTACGACCCGCCCGGAATTTTGACTGTTTGCAGGGGGCATACCGGGCCCGATATTGACCCTAAAAAGCAATATTCCATAGCCGAGTGTGATCAATATCTCAGCGATGACATGAGGCAGGCGATTAGCGCTGTTGAGCGCTGCGCTCCTGGATTGCCTGCGCCTGTTTTAGCGGCCTTTGGAGATGCTGTTTTCAATATGGGTCCAACCATAGCCTGCAATCAGAAAAAGAGCACTGCAGCCCGTTTGCTTGCAACTGGACGCATTAAAGAGGCTTGTGAGCAATTGCCAAGATGGGATAAGGCCTCGGTAGCGGGAATGCTGGTTTCTTTACCTGGGCTTACTAAAAGACGGAATTCTGAAATGCAAGTGTGTTTACAAGGAGTTTTATGAACCCATTAAATATTTTTAGCGCTATCCCCAGCGCCGTAATAGCCGTATTGATTGCTAGCGTGCTATCCGCTTCAGGTGGATTTTATTTTGGCTCTAGTTATCGGACAAATTATTACGAAGCCAAGATTAGCAAAGATGAATTAATCCGCAAGCAAAACTACGAAAAAGCCTTATCTGATCAACAAGCAAAAAACAATCTTGCCGTATCCCAGTTATTCAAACTCATCCAGGAAGAGCAAAACAAAAATGCAAACTATCAATCACAAGTCAAAGCTATCTATACCAACTCGTCTTTTGGGATGGGTGGTAACAGCTGCTATGTCAGCTATGGTTTTATTCGGCTGTTCAACGCCAGCGCCCGTGGTACTGAATCAACCCCATCCAGCACTGATTATCTCCGCTCCCCCGTTGACCTTGCTTCCGTACTCTCCACCATTGTTGAAAACCACGGAAAGTACCGCCAAGTAGCCGATCAAATTGAATCCCTCAAATCAGCTTCTCAATAAGGAAAACTGTATATGGCATCTCGATTAACGGAAAAAGAGCTTCAAGATGTAGTTGATGCTTTTCATAAATTTGGCATTAAAAGAAAAGCCGCCGATGCCTTAAAGTTGGCTGCATCAACTTACGGCATGCGCTTGATGGAGGCTGAAAAAAGAGGATTTGTACCAAATCATAAGAAAATCACGATTGATAAAGATGCCGATGCATTTCAGCAGCTTTCAGAGGCCAAGGCTAAGATTCGTGCATTAGAGACGGCCATGAAATCTCAGGAGCAAGAAACGCTTTCTTCTGAGTTTGTCAAAAAGAAAATTATCAAGTTAGTCGATTCCAATTTGGATGTGCCTAACTGGTTATTACGTGCGCCTAAAAATGACATTACTGGAGTCCCAAGCCTTTTTGCCTCTGACTGGCACTGGGCAGAGAATGTCGATCCTAAGCAGATCGGTGGAGTCAATGAATACAATTTAGAGATCGCTCAGCAACGTGCTAGGGCAATGATTGAGACGGCTATCGATCTTTGCTTTAATCATCTTAAAACCCCTAAGTACCCCGGCATTGTCTTTATCTTAGGTGGCGATATGTTTAGTGGGAATATTCATACCGAGTTAGCCACCACTAACGATATGGAGCTGATGCCAGCCGTCCTAGATATTTGGGCGGTCCTAGTATGGTGTATTGAGCAATTAGCGGATAAGTTTGGAAAAGTCTTTGTCCCTTGCGTCTCAGGCAACCACGGGCGTAATACCTTCAAGATTCAAGCTAAAAATCGTAACTACACAAACTTTGATTGGCTACTCTATCAATTCTTGGCCAAGCGATTTGAGGGAGATAAGCGCATACAGTTTTTGATCCCCGATGGATCGGATGCTTATTATTCTATTTATGGCCATCGCTATTTATTGACGCATGGCGATCAGTTTAGAGGTGGTGATGGCGTGATTGGCGCATTAGGTCCAATCATTCGCGGAGATCATAAAAAGCGCTCACGTAATGCGCAGATCGATCAGGAATATGACACGATGCTCCTGGGACACTGGCATCAACTTATCCAGCTTCAGCGCTTGATTGTCAATGGCTCACTAAAGGGCTATGACGAATATGCTTACGCTAATAACTTTGGCTATGAGCCACCACGCCAAGCCCTTTGGATTACTCATCCCACTCATGGCATTACCTTTAGCTGCGCAGTCAATGTCGAGCGCAAAAAGGAATTGAAAAAGACGGAATGGGTAGGGTGGACAAAATGAGATTTTTCATTCGCAAGGTCAATGGAAAAAGCTCGGCGATTGAAGAGATCCTATTAGGTCTGCAAAAAGAGATATTGCCATCTGATGTACCGCTAAGCCCTAAATGTGGCCACTGGTGGATTGCATATTTAGATACCGGAAAGCCGGTCGGATTTTGTAGTGTTGCAAGATCGGCTACTTGGCATAACGCAGGGTATTTATGCCGGGCAGGAGTGCTAGATGCCTATACGGGCCACGCTTTGCAAAAGAGGTTAATCCAAGTGCGGATCCGTAAAGCAATAGATATTGGCTGGAATTGGCTTATTACTGACACTACTAATAACCCCGCCTCATCAAACTCACTCATCAATTGTGGATTCAAGATCTACAAGCCCCGCAACCCCTGGGCAAATAAAGACAGCATTTACTGGAGATTAAAACTAAGAGATAGGCTATGACAGATATATACGACCAAGCAACTGAAAAAGAAGAGCGTGACCGAGACCTTGCTATCCAAGCAGCGAGAGCAAAGAATCAGCCCTTAAAGATCACGGGATTTTGCCTATTTTGCAATCAGCAATTAGCCAATCGTAGATTTTGCGATGCTGAGTGCCGCGAGGATTATGAGATGCAAATCAAGATGAAGCGAATTTCAGGGCGTTAAGGCTTTTGTTCGGATGACCGGCTAGAAATCAAGGCTTTAATAATTCCCAGTACCGGCAGGCTTACTAAGGCAATACTTACTGTAGGATGGGCACCCATCCAAGCAGTCACTCCAGCACCAACTAAAGCCAAAATAGAGATCCCCATGCCAATATATTGACCGCGCATTGTGTCGCTGGTTAGGGCTTCAAGTCTTTTTGATTCATATTCAATTCGATAAGCCTGCTCAGTCTCGACCATAGCCATGATTCTCTCTGCGCCATTTGGAATGATTCGATCAAAGTCGGCTAAAGCAGCCGGAGGGGGTAAAGGCCCATTCCAGTGCTGAGAAACAATCTTATTTTGTGGGGCTTGTGTAGGCTGATTACTTTGCCGTTGCTGGATTCTTGACCTGGCCATATTCCCTTTGGAGTACAGTTTTAAAATCATTCCCTACATGCCGAACATCACTGCGCATGCGAGAAAGGTCATTACCCTCAAGAATTGGGTAGCGAGAATGGCCATAAATCGTTGCTGGGGCAGAAATGCCACTAATCAAGCCAACAATGAAAGCAGATTTTTTTCTCATATAATTCCTCTAGGCGTTGATGTTATCACGGACAAAAACATGTTGGATTGCCATAAACGTGGGATTCAAAAATAATGTAGTCCCCAAAAAAGCCCCGAAATATCCATAAATCATTGATTTTAAATGGATCATGATTCCGGCCTCGGGCACCAAAGATTACTTTTTAATTCCCACTAAAAAGTAATAAGCAGTAAATATAAGGGTTTGCGGGTTGTCGGTTCTACTTGATTCTGTTATAAAAGATCAAATTAGAACCCCAAAGCCCCATAATTGCCCCACTAAAAGCCCCACAAAATCCTCATGTCTAGTCTGCAAAAAGTAGATCGCGGTTACCGCATTCAAATCAAAGTTCATGGCATTCGAAAGAGCAAGACCTTTCCGACCAAGCGCGAGGCTGAAGCCTGGGCATACCAACAAGAACAATCCCTCCTCACTGAAAAGAAACTCTCCCCTGGAGAAAAGCATACCCTTCGGGATGCGCTAGAAAAATATCGAGATGAGATCACCGATCGCAATACCGGCGCACGCTGGGAGAAGATCCGTATCAATGCCTTTCTAGGCCATCCCGAATGGCTCCCATTAGATAAGAAGATTGGCCAAGTCTCTACCGATGACTTTGGCCAATATCGTGATGCGCGCTTAAAGACAGTCAAACCCCGCACTGTATTGCGCGAGTTTGGCATTTTGTCTGCCATGATGGAAGTCGTACGCAAAGAGTGGAAGTGGATTAGTGACAATCCTATTAAGGATGTCAAAAAGCCCGCTGAGCCTCCCGATCGAGATCGCCTCATTACCCGATCGGAGATTAAGAAAATGCTCAGAGGGTGCGATTACCATCCAGGCAGTACCCGAGTCAGCACAATGACCCAATCGATTGCCGTTTGCTTTTTGCTGGGCTTGCGTACCGGCATGCGTGCTGGAGAGATGACTAGTTTGACCTGGGAGCGTGTCTATCCACGCTATGTCACGATCGATCTTGATAAGGTAGGCAGGCGTAAAGGCATTGGACGGGATGTGCCACTCTCACGCAAGGCCGAGCGCATTCTTGGCAAGATGCAAGGCTTTGATCCTAAGCTCGTATTTGGATTAAAACCTCAAACACTAGACGCTCGGTTTAGAGATATTCGGGAAGAGGCTGGACTGACAGTACGCATGCTGGATGGCACGATTGATAAAAAGAAAACATTTACTTTTCACGATACTAAGCATACGGCTGCCACCTGGATGGCTGGGAAGTTTAAGAACAATAAAGATATTAGTGTTCAGCAGGCCCTACTAGATCTATGCAAAATATTTGGCTGGACTGATATTAAAAGGGCGCTTACCTATTACAACCCAAGGCCTGAGGATATAGCCTCCAGGCTAGATTAATCAAAGATCTTTTTATACCAAGGTCTTTTTCGATAGCATAATTGCCTTAGGAAAAGTCTCATAGCCTCTTTAGTTCTCTGCTCTTCCCAAAAATCATCCCTGGCTTTTTGAGCTTGTTCTTTTTTAATTTCTTCAATCGTTTTTGCAGTGGTAAATGACGTGCAGAGTTTTAAGCGGTCTTTATTCATTTTCACCATCAAATCCAAATTCAATAGTCAGATTTTTAAGCAATCCATTAACCCGATCATTCCATAATTTTGAATCAGCGCTTTCAGGCCATACTATTAATTGCTGTTTGATGACCTTGACAGCTAATAAATAAGATTGCTCCTGGCTTAAATCTTGCTGAGCAGTCATTCGATCTTCACTAGTAAATGTAGTCATTTCTCACCCCTTAAATATCGATCTATTTCTTCTCCAGTAATCAGGCCATCAGTAGCCTTTAACTTTCCCTCCATTACCCTTTTCGATAAAGTCTTAGGAGTAATACTCAGCAATCTTGCCGCCTCGGTATAGTTGTATCGAACAAATCTTCTAAAGGCCTGTTCTGCGCCTCTCCTGGCTGATTCAATCAGCATGTTTTGCAAAGTGTTTTCTTCGATTGCAATCATTTCAATATCTCCACTTCTTTTGGTTCGCCCGTTAGGTGATCAAAAACAAATTTAATGTTTGGCTTAGCGTATGGATTCATTTGAGGCAATCCTTTAACGCAAATAAGATGCATTAGCAAAATTCGATCTTGGCTTGGCTTTGGCCTATATTTAGTGTTGAAATCCCAAGTGGGATTTTTATCATCGACCCAGTTATCTTCAGAGAAAAAGTTTTTCCCCAAGAAAAAACGGCTTTTATAAAGTTTTTGAATGACTACGCCATCAGCCCATAGCTTAATGAGCTCTGCATGAGGGTGCTGATCCATCATTCCAACACCTCAGCATCTTTAAACAATCCTGATTCCCTGTCAAAAATTAATCTAAGATTTGGAATATCGTGCCTTACCATCATCGGATAGCCATCCAAAGGGGATTTCCAAACAAATACATCCTCTACAACATCAGGCTTTGGCTCAGGCTTGATGCGGTATTGCATTTCTGGATACCAGTCTGGATATGCTTCATCTACCCATATTCCATGCGACTCATATTCAATCTCAGCCCCATCAGCCCATGCTTTGATTAGTTCTGCGTGTTTATGTAGCTTTTTCATATATCCTGCTCCTCGATTACCAATTCTTTTTCAACAATCTCTAAAGTATTCCAGCGGTACTCACACGACTTGCACTGCCTTCTACGGCGTAAGTAGTTGTGTTTTTCATGCTCAGTTAGGCGAATCAATCGATTCTCAGGCGCCTGGCACTTGGGGCATAGCATGGCCGGATTCATTCGTACTCTCCAGTATCAACAATGGTGTAGTGCTGTGGATTTAAATGCTGGTAGCGATCAATAATTTCAGCTGCCTTGGCATTGAGTTCTTGACGAAAGGCCTTGGCACTGGGAGGGCGATCATCCGTACACATTCCTTGAATCATGGCATCCCTAAGTACTACCAATGAAGTAATAGCCTTAGTGATGTCAGATAGACCGCTATCAGGGTCCATATCCTGACCCTCCCACCAATCCATAAGGTGTCGCATAGTGCCATCGTAATAAACCGATGCACGCACTCCAGCAATGCGGTAGTTATGGCGACCATACTTACAGGCACCCTCTAGCATGGCCACTCCAACTTCAGCCATAACATTGGCTGGGACAGTGCTCATAGGCGCTTTGCGCGTCCCTACAATGTCTTTCGGGTTGGTTAATTTTGTTTGCGTCACTTAAATCTCCTTTGCTAAGTGCATGGCAGTTTTATGAATGCGAGCATTGAACCAACGGCGAATGACGTAGCTACGTCCAATTGAGATCGCGGTGTAGATCAAGCCCATGATGAAGTTATCTGACAAGCTAATCTGAAATCCAAACAATGGAAAAATCAGGAGGTTGGCAATATAGTTAATCCAAAAGCCAATCAGTACATTAATGAAGGCTTCAATTAGTGATCCAGTTCGAGTTTGGCTCATGGTAAATTCAGATCTTTAAGATTGCACAAAACAGGCAGTAGATGAGATAGCCCAGGTATGCTCCCAGGAGTAAACCGCCAAGCAAGGTAGCCAGCTCCAACAGAAACCAAGTTATGTGGTGGTTTTGCATGAGGTTTGACTTGAAATTTCTTATGCCCTTTTTTCATAGTCAAAATGGAATATCGTCATCCATCGATCCAAGCGTACTGGTGGCCGTTTGAGGTGCAGGCGCTTGATGGTCCATGGCTGCGTAATCAGCTGCGCTTGTGCCTGGGCTTGTTTGTCCGCTAGGCTTATTGCCTAAGATTTGCATTTTCTCGGCCACAATCTCAGTAGAGTACTTTTCAACTCCTGAGCTATCAGTCCACTTGCGCGTACGAATGCGACCTTCAATATAAACCTGAGATCCTTTTTTTAAATACTGACCGCAAATTTCTGCAAGTTTTTGAAATGCAGAAATGCGATGCCACTCGGTAATTTCTTTTGGCTCTCCAGTTTGCTTATCTTTATATTTATCAGTAGTGGCAATGCTAAAGTTGACTACTGAATCACCGCTTGGCATAGTCTTTAGCTCGGGATCTTTCCCAAGATTACCAACCAAAATTACCTTATTAATTGAAGCCATTATTTATTCCTTAGTAAAAAAATAATCATAAAAATTGCAAAAATAATTACGACAGTCACATCAAATGCCAGCGCTTGTGCAGCAGTCATTTCAAATTCCATAGAGAGCCTTCATAAGTGGGTGATGCTTGATCAAAAGTGGCTCAGGAGCCTTTTTATTGCGAGGGCATGAGTGAGGGTCTTTTGCCTCAAAGTGCAGTACCACACCGCCTCTCATACCTAATGCGCGCATGTGTTTTTTATTGACGATGTAGCTATCGGCAAAGCGCTTGATCGCGTCCTTAATCGTGCCTGGGCGCATGTTGAGCCCTTCGGCAATTTGTGAGATCGTGCAATCCGGATGAGATTTAATAAAATTAAAAACAGTCACGGCCGTTTCAAATGCAGACATATCAATCCTTTAGCGACTTAACGTCATCTTTGATCTCTTTAGCAGCCTGAGCCATCGGCTTTACGATGGCATCAGCAAGATCAACTGCTATTTCAACTGGGGTAGTGACTACTTCAAATACATCCTTAGTCAAACCAATGACTGAATCAAAAATGCTCATTGCTGCTCTCCTACTTTGCTAATTTCAAAACCGCCATCAACCATGCGCATGTGAACCCCGGATGGCTTAAAGGAGTCGTTCATGATGCGAACCGCTTGCGCAACTGCAGCGCTGTTTTTTGTCTTTTCCCATCCCCCATTGGTGGGTGGTAAAAAAATCACCGATAGTTGACATTGGTGATTTGGTAGATCCTCTAAAGTAATGACCGCCTTAGCCATAGAGCACTGTCCCAGCGACTTCCCACGCTTTGTCCCAGGTGTAGCCCTGGCAATGGCGTTTGAACCAAATAGCGTCTTTTACTCGACGCATGAATTTCTTAACCGGACTATTCATGGCACCTCTTAGGAAACAAAAGACAAAAATTTAAGAAGGGCGGTCTCCAATTTTGGAAAACGGCGGCGCATAAAACTAGGTGTCCAGGCATAGCAGCCAAGGGCAGATCGGTAAATCATGGTGTGATACTCCTGATAATTTCTGAAAAATCTGCCTTAAAACGTTTGGCAGCTCCTTTTAAAACCAATTTTTTGGCATACGGCACATCAACCCATGGGAGCAGGGTGACCTCCAAATCAAGATCAGCGCTCCTGGCAAGAATTTCTTTGGCATTGGCATTGGCTCGGTCCCATGTCTGACCAAAGCGATCAACATCGATTTGCATTCCTAGAATGGCCTTGCACTTGGCAAGCTCCATGTTTGCTAATTGAGTCATGACTTCCTCCTCGTTAACTTCTCCAATCTCAGCATCGTGCGCAATTGCGCAAAAGTGCCAAAGGTCGGTGTTTTGAAAGTTGATTTGGTGTTGCATGGCTAAACTATACGCTAATGAATAGATAAAGCAATACGCAAATGAATAATTCTTAAGAATAGAAAATCCATGCCATAAATGGCATTAGAGCCTTACTACTTATGGACTAGATCGTTTAGCTCGTTAAAGAGAGATGAAAAATACTAGGGAAAATACTGAGAAAAAAAGGAAAAAAACTGTAATTATTTACATTTTCCAACGTAATAAATGTTTTTTACGGCCTCGGAATACCCAAGATCGACTGCATTCCTACTAATGATTACATACCCATCAGGGCACATTTTATTATCTGATAGCCACATTTCAAGCCAAGTAAAACGCTCTTTTTCGCTATTTGAATCATTGGCCGGATTAAATATATTGGACCGAACCATATATTTAAATTCATTAGCGGTGCCGTTCTTTGTTAGTGGCTCAAATGTGCTGTAGTCCATCTTTCCCATTTGCGCGCAACTGGTCAAAAGAAAGATATAAAAATAAGTTAGATTTTTTAGCATTAATTAATTAAAAAAACTTAAAAGGAAAGAAGAGAATCTTAGCTGATTCCCCGTTGCTATTGGCTTTACGCTGCCTTCTTTTGAGCCTTAAGGGTATTGGTATTACTTTTTGACTTGCTTTTATTTTGTGTCATTAACAGCTGGTCAGCCTTCTCCATTAGGCGGCCCTTATTGAAATCAGAGAGTTGGCGGTAATCGGATAATAGCTTTTCCTCATCATTTTTTGTAATTTGAGGATAAGTATTTTTGAAATCTAGACCAGAGAATGAGATTCTTAATACCTTTGAAATGCGTAATAAGGTATCTGTTTCCGGTATTGAATCACCTTTAAGAGTGCGCGAAATGGTCGGCTGTGGAACGCCTGATAACCTTGCTAACTCAGCTTGTGATAGCCGTTTTGGCTTCCAATCACGCATGGCCTGATCTATTTGTTTGGCTAAATCCATTTCAGGACTATGCACGCTTGTATACCTCATTGCAAAAATACTTCCATTTGCGTATTGCAATAACTATTCATTTGCGTATAGAATGAAAAATATGAGGGAAATACAAACAATTCTGAAGTCAATTTCTGATCACGGACTTTCCGATTCTGAAATTGCAAGACGTGTAGCGCCATGCTCGCAGCCAACAATCCAAAGACTGAGGGTAGGCGTAACCAAAGACTGCATGAGCGCATTGAGGTCACGCCTTGAAGAGCTATTGACCTCCCTAAACACAAAGGCTGCAAACCAATGAAAAAGCTCCTATGCAAGCTCATGATTCTCATAGCCACATTCCTTGTATCTACAAGGCTATACAAGTGGCTATCTAATTTTGAACATTCCTTGATTCCGTTCATTTTTTGCGATTCAGAAGATTCGCTTCTTGAAGATGGGAGCGGAGAACGGAGAACCCTATGGTGGTACAGGGTTCGGAAATCTGCGCAATGAATACATTAGTACTCGGTGCCCTGGCTAAGTCTAGTTCTTCAACTAGCGCTTTGTATTCAGCATTTGCTGTGAATACCAATCCAGCTGCCTTCATAGTGATTAAACGCAAGTCTTTGCCTGTCACTCGCTTAATAGCGGACCTAATTCTTTCAATCTCATCTTCATTGTATGGACGGCACTCCATTACAACAATGTGCAAATTTTTTGTGTTTTCCATGATTGCCCCTTTCTCTAGGACTTGTTTCGTGAGGATTCCAATGACTAGGGTTGGGGGCGGTCACCACATTAGACAAGTGCAATTACTAAATATTTCTCAAATAAAGAAAACGATAAGAAATATTTTGATCGTTTTCTTTAAATAGATCGTAGTTTTTTTTAACAGTTTCAACAACGTATAAAGCGAGGCCCCATGAACATTCACGATGCTGCATACAACATTGGCCATAGTTATCCAGGCGGAGCAAAAATCCTTGCTCAGCGCCTTGGAATCAATCAAGCCGTGTTCAATAGCAAACTTAACCCCAATACACCAAGTCATCATTTGACGCTGGATGAGGCCTTTAGGATGGGTCAGATCACGGGTCGTACTGACATCCTGGAGGCGATGGCCACGGATATGGGATATGTCTTAGTAAAGCTCCCCAATATCGATGGAGAAGAAGATCTTTCAGCTGCCATTCGCAGAAACGTAGGTGAGTTTGGACGCTATATGGATCTCATTGATCAGAGCTTGTCCGATGAAGAGATCACTCAAACAGAGCGTAAGGCTCTTGAAGAAAAAGTAATTCAAGTATTGGCACGTACTCAGCACCTTCAGTCATTGCTTTCAAGCCTGGCGAATAAAGCTAAGCAAAAGAAGGGGGCTCAATCAAATGATTAATCCCCCCCTCATGATTGAAAAGTTAATTCAAAAACTATTAACGCCAATAGTCATAAAAATTATTCTTGATGATGGCCATCTGAACGGGCCGATAAGACAAGCTCTAGAAATGCGTATGACTTCTGAAGCGCTGCGTCATTAAGTTTAGATAAAGAATCGGAATCGGGAACAATGACCTTTACTTCTGCGGTGTGCGTAAAACCATCAATTTGCTCTAGAAATTGGATGGTCATCTCTCTTTTTCCATTGAATGGTTTTTTACCGATTAAAACTTCCATGGTCAATCCTTTCGTTTGTTGTTTTTTGCGTGGGGCTTAAACAGTAACACGGCTGGATTGACCACCCCCATTTGGCAGTAAAGAAATTAAAGAATAAAAATATGGCCTCAAATTATGATGATGTAATGACCCAGCTACAGTCCATAGGGCTTGTAGTGGATCATATTGAGTTTGGAAAAGTAAGGCGTTGCAAGGTAGAAGGGAGCCGCGAGAGACGTGGCTGGTACCTAATTCATGAGTGGCGTAAAGATGATGGCGAAGAGCTCCTAGTAGGTAGTTATGGAGTGTGGAGAGGATCGAGTAATAACGCTCAAAAGATCATCCTCAACAATGTCACCTTGACGGCTGCACAAAAGGCTGCATTTAAAAAGAGACTAGCTGAAGATAATAAGCGCGCTAAAGCTGAGCGTGATGCAGAGGCCTATCGCGCTGCACGTAGGGCTGAATCTGCCTGGCTTAAATGTAATCCTGAAGGTAACTCAGAGTACTTAGAGCGCAAGGGCATAGACAAGGCATATGGCGCTCGATTTAGCCCTCATGGTGCATTGGTCATACCAATTGCAGATCATAGCGGTAGAGCCCATGGATTGCAGTTTGTGCTATCAAAAAACTCTCATGCAAGTCGCATTGGTAAGACGGGAAGAGATAAAGAATATTGGCCATCCGGTTTGCAAAAGAAAGGGCACTTTCATTTAATTGGTAAGCCCGATGGAATTTTATTAATTGCTGAAGGATTTGCCACTGGGGCAAGTTTGCATATGGCCACTGGATTGCCAGTAGCCATTGCATTTGATGCGAATAATTTGCAGCCGGTAGCCGACTCCTTTAAGAAGCGCTATCGCTTTTTGAAGATATTGATCTGCGCTGATGATGATCATTGGACTAAGAAGCAAGATGGCACGCCTTGGAATCCAGGGGTTGAGTGCGCTTCAGCTGCAGCACTTTCAGTCAATGGATCATGGATTACTCCGCTCTTTGCCGATGCCGATCAGCGTGAGAAATTATTTACTGATAAAGGCGAGAAAAATACTGACTTTAATGATCTTCATAAACTCGAAGGCATAGAGGCCGTCAAGAATCAGATTCAATCCAAGCTCGATGCGCTTGGCTGGGATGAGCAAACGACTGTAGCTAATCGCTATGTGTTGCCTGCTGATGGCGAGAGTGGTCACCTAAAGCCGATTGATAGTTATGAAGAGCTCCTGGAGCGATTTGCATTGATCTATGGCCATGGCGGTAGTGTGTTTGATTATCAAGAGAGAAGGGTGCTTGCGTTATCAGATATGCGCGATGCCTGCCTGAGTCGTGAGCTACATCGCCGTTGGCAAGAAAGTTTAGTGCGTAAGATTGTTCGCCCGGATGAGGTTGGATTTGATCCAACCGAAACCAATGACATGATCAAGTGCAATCTTTGGGGAGGCTGGCCAACCGAAGCAAAGGAGGGTAGTTGCGAAGTATTGCTCGACTTATTGCGCTATCTGACTATGAATGAAGAGCAGTCTGAAGAGGTATATCAATGGGTATTGAAGTGGCTTGCTTACCCCATTCAGAATGCTGGTGCCAAGATGAAAACTGCATTGATTTTTCATGGGCCCCAGGGCGCTGGTAAGAATATGTTTTTTGAGGCCTATCAATCAATCTATGGCAAGTATGGTCTAGTGGTGGATCAAGAGGCGGTTGAGGATAAATTTAATAGCTTATTTTCCGCAAAACTGTTCTTGATTGGTGATGAGGTAGTCGCTCGGCAAGAGCTCTATCACACCAAAAATAAATTAAAAGGCTTTGTCACTGGAGATACGATTCGTATCAATCCAAAGAACATGGCAGCGCACACGGAAAAGAACCATGTCAATGTGGTTTTTTTATCCAATGAGGCTCAGCCATTAGTACTCGATGAGGATGACCGCCGCTATGCGGTTATATGGACTCCTGCCAAGCTCCCTACGAATTTCTATACCGATGTGAAGGCTGAGATCGATGGAGGCGGTATCGCCGCTCTCCATCACTATTTACTCAATTTGCCTTTAGGTGACTTTAAGCCTCATACCCTCCCCCCTATGACTCAGAGTAAGCAAGACCTGATCGACCTGAGTAGGGATTCAACAGAGCGTTTTTGGACAAGTTATACCGGGGAAATGATTGATGGCTTTAAGCCTGGGCCAATTAAGTCAGAGGATATTTTTGAGCTCTATCGTGTGTGGTGTGGTCGGGTTGGAATTACCAAGTTCGCCCCCATGCACGTACTCACGGCCAAGTTAGGGAAGAGGCCTGACATCAAGAAATTAAAGGGCAGATACCTATCAGGCGCCCAGGAGAAGCAGGCTGCTTTCCTTCTCCCTAAGAATCATTTTGAGACGCCGGATGGGAAATCTCAGACCGAATGGCTCACTCAATGCGTAATGGATTTTAAAGAAACCATGTCGAATTACCGAAATGGAGGTCATTCGACTATGTGATGTGACGGGTGTGACGGGTAGTGTGACGGGCTTTGTGATGGGCAAATAGGCTGAAAGGTCTTATGTTATTTAGGTTGTGACGGGTGCGATGGGTAAATTCCGCGCGCATACATGAGAGTGATAAATATTCTAATCAATATAAATCTTCTCTCACGTACACGGAATTTGCCTGTCACACCCATCACACTCATCACATCCCAATAGATATAAGGGTTTGTAGTGTGATGAGTGATTTATATACCCATCGCACTCAATCACATTAAGGGTTTGTTGAAGTTAACCAGGAAAAGGAAATAGAAATGACAGTTTGCGATCAGGAAGCATTGTTTGATAGCGCCCATGCAGCGCTGGTATTTGCCTTTAACTTTGCAGGACAGCATTACGATAGGCCAATGCTCACTCGGATGGCCTTCCCATCTATTGGGCAAAGCAAAGGCTTGGCTGGTTTAGATGGCGCTGCCCAGGCTGGCATGATTCGTGCTGAGATCAATGCGCTCGGAAACCTCGCCGAAAATGTATTGACTGCTCGGTTCGCTCCGCACTATCACCCATGCGCTTGCCGCTCCGCTTGTTGCGGTGGCAAGAAAACTAATCCCGAGTGGATCAATGCTGTTGCCTGGCTATCCAATCACATGCGCTCTACCGCATTGTTTGGCACATCAGCGGACTACCGCATACGCCGCACGTGTGTGCTGCGTCACTTTCAAGCCAAAGAGAATAGACAAAGCCTGGATCAAATGGCCAATGCCTGCAGCATCAATCGTCAAACCGCTGGAGCATACATGTCTAAGGTATCTAAGTTCATCAAAGTCATCGAGGCTAGCGCTTATGGAGCTATCTCAGATAAGCTGCAAGAGATTGATGTAGTCGGAAAAATTTGACAACTGGCAAAACATGTCGAAAATAGACCTTAATTCATTAGTGCTCGAATTGCGTCCAAGGTCAGATTGTTTTTTAAATCTGACTTTTTCTTTAATGAAATCAACATGAAACATTCAAGAATCAGCGCAACTCAGCGTGGTTATGGTAGCCGATGGCAGCGTTACCGCGAGAGATTCCTTAAGGCAAATCCCTTGTGTGCAATGCATTTAAGTTTTGGCAAGACTGTAGCCTCCGAAGTAGTCGATCATATTGAGCCCCATAAAGGTAGCCATCGATTGTTTTGGAATCCGAAGAATCATCAAGCCTTATGCAAACAGTGTCACGACACTCATAAGCAAAGATTAGAAAAGTCAGGTGTAGTACTTGGATGTGATGAGAGAGGGATCCCGATTGATCCAAATCACCATTGGTCTAAGCCGAGGGGGGTTTGAAAGTCTAAAAAGAAGAAGCTCATAGACCAGTCTCCCACAATTCCTTGCAAAACCGCGAAATGGATAGGGGTACCCCCCTAAGAATATATGGCAGGCAGACCTCCTAAACCAACAGTTTTAAAAATCGTCACCGGAAACCCGGGCAAAAGGGCTATTAGCAAGCAAGAGCCCGACCCTGATTACCTGGATGATTTAAGTCCACCTCCTCGCTTGCCGGAAAACGCAAAAATTTTTTGGAATGAACTAGCACCAAAACTGAGGAAGGCGAGATTATTAACTGAGCTGGATGTGGCAGCGCTTGAAAAACTCTGCATTGCAGAAATGCATTATTGGGAAGTAACCAATCGTGTTGGCAGTGACCTGGTGGTATCGGGAAAAAATGGTGACTATACAAATCCTCTACTAAATCAACAATCGATGTATTTAAAGCAAATCATGATGCTTTACAGAGAGTTTGGAAAAACACCCGCAGCGCGTGTACGCATTGCAATTAACCCGCAAGGTGATTTGTTTGACAACCAAGATAGTAAAACGCAAAAGTACTTCGGATGATCCAGTTACCGAGTATGCCAAGCGAGTTGTCGCCAAAAAAACCATTGCTGGCCCTCATGTCAGGGACGCGTGCCAAAGGCACCTGGACGATTTAAAGCATGGGCATGAACGCGGATTAGTTTTTGATATCGAATCAGTCAATCGAGCGATCGGATTCTTTTCGGATGTTCTAAAACTCAGCGGGGGTGGGTATGAAGGATTGCCTTTTGATTTAGGTGATTGGCAGGCCTTTAATATTGGCTCCTTGTTTGGCTGGAAAACGCAAGATGGATTTCGGAGATTTCGCACTGCTTATATCGAAACAGGAAAGGGCAGTGGAAAGTCTCCATTAGCAGCTGGTATTGGCTTATATGGAATGATGGCTGATGGTGAGTCAGGCGCAGAAATTTATGCAGCTGCCACCAAAAAAGATCAGGCCATGATCTTGTTTAGAGATGCAGTGTCCATGGTTAACATGTCGCCTGATCTGAGAAGTCGAATAACAAGCTCAGGTCGAGGCCTAACAGTTTGGTCCCTGGCATGGTTAGAGAAACGCAGTTTCTTTAGGCCAATTGCATCAGATGATGGGCAATCCGGACCGCGTCCACATATTGCATTGCTTGATGAGATTCATGAGCATAAGGATGCGTATGTCGTAGAGATGCTAAAGGCGGGTCAGAAGAGCCGGCGCCAACCAATGTTAGTGGGCATTACCAATAGTGGCACCGATAAGCGATCAGTGTGCTGGGATTACCATGATTACGGCACTAAAGTTTGCGCTCAGCAAATTGTTGATGATTCATTTTTTGCTTATATTTGCGCATTAGATGCCAATGACGATCCGTTTAAATCGGAGAAGTGCTGGGAAAAAGCAAATCCTAGTTTGAAATATGGACTGCCGACAAAAAAATATTTACGCGAGCAGGTATTGCAGGCGCATGGCATGCCAAGCAAAGAGAGTGTTGTGCGCAGGCTCAATTTTTGCCAATGGGTAGAAGCTAAAAACCCTTGGATTAGCTCAGACCTTTGGTTTGACTGTGAAGATAAAGATTTCGATCAGGCTCTATTAGCCAATCGAAAATGCTGGGGTGGGCTGGATTTATCCAGTACGCAAGATTTGACCGCCTTTGTGCTGGTATTTGAGCCAAGTGAGGCCGATCCAGTATGGCGTATGTTGGACTGGTTTTGGCTACCAGGCGATGAATTAGTGCAAAAAGCGGAAAAAGACCGAGTGCCCTATACCACCTGGAGAAATGAAGGCCATCTCCTAGTGACCGAAGGCAAGGCAATTAATCGCCTCTCAGTCGTGAAGGTCATCGCCCAGGCGATGTCAACCTTTGATCTGCAGTCAATAGCCTACGACCGATGGCGCATTGAGGATTTGAAAATGATTCTTGATCAAGAGGGTATTGATTTACCGCTTGTGTCTTTTGGTCAAGGCTTCAAAGATATGGCCCCCGCTGTCGATGAGTTTGAGCGTAAGTTACTTGGAAAACAATTAATGCACTCCGGAAACCCGGTGATGACATGGTGCGCAGCTAACGCCATTATTTCAACGGATCCGGCTGGCAATAGAAAAATTACTAAAGAGAAATCAAGCGGTCGAGTTGACGGAATCGTAGCGGCCATCATGGCAATTGGCGCCACTACAAAAGATCAAAACGACCAAATTAATCTTGATGACTTTATCAACAATCCTGTATTTGGATAAAACTACTTATGGCTACATCAACCGCAATTACCTTACTGTCTCCGCTAGGTTGGTTACGTGGATTTTTTGGAAACTCGATTTTTGATCGCGTTGGAAAACAATTACCACTACCCGCATCGCAATTAGTAGCTAATCAAGCCTATTTAGGCCCTGATGCTGCATTGCAGATCAGTACAGTTTGGAGTTGCATTGAGCGTAGAGCTAACACTATTGCCAGCTTGCCATTTTTTGCTTATGAGCAATCGAATGGTCAAAAAACATTAGCAAGAATGTCTCGGCTTTATAGCCTGCTGCATGAATCACCTAATGCACGTATGACTCCATTTGAGTTTTGGCGTTGCATGATTATGAATCATGATTTGCGTGGTAATGCCTATGCCCGTATTGAGAGGGCTGCTAATGGAGAGGCAATTTCATTATGGCCAATGGCTGCTGATCAGGTAGAAAATTATGTATTGCCTGATGGCTCATTGGTCTATCTCTATCGCATTAATAATGATGTTATTGCCTTAGCTGAAGAAAACGTTTTACATTTGCGCGGCCTAGGCAATGGCACTACTGGCCTACAAAAATTAGAATTTATGCAGGCTACAGTCAATGAATCTGCAGCCGCTCAAAACTCCGCAAGTAAGATTTTTGGTAATAGCGGAAAGCCTACAGGCGTATTGATGACTGATAATGTGCTATCCCAAGATCAGCGCCTCGCATTACAAAGCCGTTTTGCTGAAATGCAATCCGGGTCAGATTCTCGCCTCTATGTTTTAGAGGCTGCTATGAAGTATCAGCAACTTTCTATTAGTCCCGAAGATCAGCAATTACTCGAGACTCGCCGTTTTTCTGTTGAAGAAATTTGCCGTTGGTTTGATGTGCCTCCAATTCTTGTGCACCATGCCAATGTAACGACCTGGGGTACTGGCATTGAGCAGATTGTCGATGGCTTTCATAAGCTCACTATTAGACCAATGCTTGTAAGTATTGAGCAATCCGTACGTAAGCGCGTCATGACTAGCAAACAACGGGCCACCATGAGCGCAGAAATTAGCTTTGACGCTCTTTTGCGTGGCAATGCAAAAGATCGCGCTGAGTTGTATTCCAAGAATGTTCAAAACGGCATCATGACTCGTAATGAGTGCCGTCAATTAGAAAATCTACCCCCAATGGATGGTGCAGATCAATTAACTGCTCAAACAAATCTAGCTCCGCTAGATATGCTTGGCCAAATTACCAATGGAGGTGGCAATGCTGCTACGCAAAACACTATCGCTAACTGATGTTCAACTAGAAATCACTGAAGAGCGCGGAATATTTCGCGGCTATGCCTCAAAGTGGGGTGGCGTTGATAGTTACGGAGATACGATTCTTAAAGGCGCATTTACTGAAACATTGATTAAAAATGGCACGCCAAAAATGTTTTTTAATCATGAGTGGACTATGCCAATTGGTAAATGGGCCACTATTAAAGAGGATGACATAGGCCTTTATGTTGAAGGTGAGTTGACTCCGGATGTCTCTCTTTCTGAGGATGTCTTTGCAGCTTTAAAACATGGCACGATCGATGGATTATCAGTAGGCGGCACGCTAAAGTCAGGTGATTACGTCAAGTCTGATACAGGTGGTCGCATTATCAGTAAGTGGTCAAACCTCATGGAAATCTCTCCAGTGGTATTCCCTGCTGATAGCGCTGCTCGCATTGATTTAAACAGTGTTAAACAGATTGATTTTGAATCGCTTTTGCCTGAGTGCAAAACCGAGCGTGATATTGAAAAGCTCCTGAGGGATTCAGGACTTGGCAAATGGGAGTCAATGGCGATTGTCTCTCGCGTAAAAGCTATTTTAGTGGAGAGGGATTCTCACTCAGAAATAGCCGATGCGAAATTAAACGCATTAATTGTGGAGCGCATCAATAAATTGATTGCGTAACCACAATAAATTTATAAATCAGCCGCCTTCGGGCGGTTTTTTATTGCACAAAACTTTTTTAAGGAAATAAAAAATGGATCAAGCAATGGTAATGAAGAGCTTAGACTCTTTAGAAGCAAAATTGAGCGCAATGTCCACTAAGGCGGACGAAGAGCAAAAAGCCTATGGCAAAGTATCTGAAGATACTAAAACTGCCCTAGAAAATATCGGCAATCAACAACGTGAATTTGCCGATCGCTTGACACAAATCGAGCAAAAGGGCGTAAAAATTGATGATGGCAAGAAAAATGCTGAATCATGGGGCGAGCAATTTGTTAAGTCTGCTCAGTACAGCGATTTTGCTGGTGGCCGTTTAGGCAAAATGCGTGTTGAGTTGAAAAATACTTTGACAGGCTCAGATACAAACGTGGCTCCTGCCCGTATGCCTGGTATCGTAGGTGGCGCTGTTCAGCCATTGACACTCGAAGCATTCTTGCCAAGCGTAACTACCAATAGCAATGCTATTGAGTTCACAAAAGAAAATGCCTTTACAAACAACGCTGCTGAAGCCGCTGAAGGCGCTTCAAAAGCTGAGTCTGCATTGACATGGACTTTGGTAAACATGCCAGTATCGACTGTTGCCCATTGGATCAAAATTAGCCGCCAATTAGCGTCTGACAATGTAGCCTTGGCAGCATACGTAAATACTCGTATGGCTTACGGCGTAAACCGCAAGGTTGAGACTCAGTTAGTTTCCGGTGACGGCACTGCACCTAATATCTCCGGCATCTTAGATACTGGCAACTTCACTGCTCATGGCATTGCTGATGTAGATCTTGGCTCTACACTCAAAAAATTAGTGTTGATCCGTAAGATGATTGCTGCAAGTGCTTCAGCCGGCTTCCCAGCCGATGCAATCTTGCTAAACCCAATCGATTGGGCAGCAATTGAGATTGACTTGATGGTTACTGCCGCTGGTCAAACTTTATATAGCGTTACCGATGGTGGTCAGCCACGCTTGTTTGGTATCCCAGTGATCCAATCTGTTGGTATGACTGCAGATAACGTAGCTGTAGGTGCTTTTGGTCAGGCTTACATGATCCACAATCGCGAAGGCGTTACTGTCGAAATGTCTGATTCCGATAGCGACAACTTCACTAAGAATCTCATTACGATCCGCGCTGAGCGCCGCCTTGCCTTGGCAACTGAGCGTCCTGCTGCTGTTCGTTCTGGTGATTTAACTCCAGCTTAATCGGTAGTTAGTTAAACCCCCTTGAATCATTTGGTTTAAGGGGGTTTTTCATTAAAAAATTGTTATTTAAGGGATCAACTGTGAAATTGTGTTTAGTGAAAATTACCAATACTGTGGTGACTAGCCAATACGGCACCCTGGAATCGGGCGATATTTTGAGAACCAATCCCGCATTTGCCAAGCATTTAGTTGAAGAATGCAAGGCCGCTAAGTTTATTGAAAATCCACCCTCTATTGAGCCCACTGAAACAGTCCAAAAGACAGTGACCAAAGTGAAGCGTAAAGGCAAAAACTATGTCCATCCTTAATATTGAGCTTGTCAAAAAGCACATCAAAGTCGATGGCAATGATGAAGATACTGAAATTCAGCTGTATATCGAAGCAGCTGAGCAGTATGTCAATGACTTTTGCGATACAAAAGATGAGCCATTTGCGGTTTTTCCAGCCCCAGTACAGGCAGCTGTCTTACTGATTGTGGGCGATTTGTATGAAAACCGAGAAATGCAAGTAGTGAAAGAGCTTTATCAAAATCCAGCAGCAGAAAACCTCCTTTTACATTATCGAAAGTTTTAAGATGGGCGCTGGCAATTTAAACCGCAAGATTAGCCTTTTGGAGCCTGTAGCAACGCGTGATAGCGTTGGACAAGAGCTCATTAGCTTTAATCTTGACAAGGCCGTATGGGCCGCCATAAACCATTTAAAAGGCACTACGTTTTTTGCTGCTAGCCAAACTCTTGGCGAGGTCGTTTTAAGAGTTCAAATTCGTAAATATCAGAATATTCAAGCAACTTGGCGCATTGAGTATGAATCTAAGCAATGGCAAGTTGTAGATTTAGATCAAACAGATAAGCAATACACCTATTTAATGGTTTCAACCAATCTAGCTGTTGGACTCCCAGTCAATGGCTAGCCAAACACTACGGATTCAGGGATTAGATGATCTGAAGCAAAAACTTGCTGATATTCCAAGATCATTGCGTCGTAAGGTATTTCGATCCGCTTTAGGTGCTGGCGCTATCATTATTCGTGATGAGGCAAGAAGATTAGCGCCAACATTGCAAAAATCACGTCAGTCTCGTAAGCCTGGCACATTGAAAAAAGCTATTTTAGTTCGCACAAGTAAGCTATCGACTAGATCGGGTGATGTTGGAGTGTTTGTAAACGTTCGACCAGCTAAAGGCGCTGTATTTAAAAAGGGCGTGCTTGTCAAAGAAAGTCAGCGTGGAAAAGACTCTGAAAATGATCCCTACTACTGGCAATGGCTTGAATTTGGTAGAAAAGCCAATACTTTTTACAAAATGTCCAGCAAAACTAAAAAAATTCGCAAGATTGTTGTAGGGAAAATTAAGCCTGTTGAGTTCTTACAAAATGCAGCTAATAAGCTGCCTGAGGCATTAGGTGCATTTGAAATAAAATTATCGAGCTGGTTTGATCAAGTTAATAGCACTGGAAATACAAAACCATGAATTTAGAAGATCAAATTTATACGCTCTTATCGAGTAATACGGCTATTACTGCTTTAGTCGTTAATCGCATATCTCCTGAGGTAACTTCTCCGGATTCGATAAAGCCATTTATTGTTTACTCAAGAGAGGAGACTGAATTTACAAAAAATCTGCTTGGTGAGGTATTAAATGAGGCTGGTAAATTTTCAATCCAATGTTGCTCAAATGATAAAAAGCAGGCAGATGATGTAGGAAAAGCAGTGGTAGATTGTTTTTCAAGTGCGCACTATGAAGTACTTGATAAAAAATCTAGCTACGATGAAAACACCGATTTATATTTTTTAACTGTAGTTGTTTTATTTGATTAAACAAGATTTTTTTATAACCAAGCCGCCTATTAGGCGGTTTTTTTATTTCTGAAGGGAATGAAAATGATTCAAAAAGGAAGAAATGTCCGCGTTGAAGTGGCTACTGTTTATGGCACTGCTAAAACTGTATCCGCTGTAAGTAAAGCTAATCCAGGCGTAGCAAGTAGTACTGCTCATGGCCTTGCTAATGCCTCAATTGGTTACTTTGATAATGTCTCCGGCATGACCGAGTTAGATGGTCAAGTATGCTGCGTAGCCAATCAAGCTACTGGCACATTTGAGTTACAGGCTTTGGATACTAGTGGTTATGGCACATTTAGCTCAGGCGATTTTATTCCTGTAACTACATGGAAAACACTATCACAAGCAAGCAGCTATGAAATTGGTGGTGGCGATGCTGATAAGCTCGATGCTACTACTTTGCTGGATACCGTAAAACAAGAAGAAAACGGCATGCTTGCAGCTCAAACTGTGACATTTAATGCCTTCTCCGATCCACAAGCTGATGCATTTGCGCAAATTCGTAAAGATGCTAAAGCTGGTGCCTATACTGTATTTAGAATCACTTTCCCTAATGGTGAGCGCCGTATTTTCCGTGGTCAGCCATCGCTTCCTGGTGAGTCTGTGCAATTGTCCGCTTTGGCAACTTCAGGATTCTCTGTAACTGTCAAACGCGATGTCATTTACTTACCTACAGCGTAATAGGTGACTCATGGACCAAACCGCCATCATTAAAAAAATTCGTGATGCTCGATCCATTTGGATTGAGCTTGGCGATGGCAAAAAAATTCAAATTATTCGACCCACTGAGTTACAGGCCTATCAAAAATTCTACAAAAAGAATGACACAGGATTGATGGTGTTCTCCTTAGAGTTCGATGCGGTGAAAGAGTTTATTACCGCCTGGGATGGATTTACTGAGGCCGATATTCTTGGTCAAGAAATCGGGTCATCGGACAAGATCGATTATCAGCCTGCATTTTTTGATGAAGTCTTAGCCGATCGAATTGAATGGGTGCCTATTATTGTTGGCGGTTTGATTGCTGAAATTGAAAAAGCCCAAAAGAAAAAGGCTGATTCAGTAAAAAAATAAACCTCCTGCTTGATGCTCAAGCTGGCATTAAGTGGGATGGTGAGAAAGACCCTCAATCAAGCCCTGAATATGATTTAGCGCTTACAGCTTGGAATTATCTCTGCGATAAAAACCAAGGCATTGATTGGTCGGGATTGCCTTATGTCATTGAGAAGTTAGCCGTTGAAGATATTGACGCATTAATGGATCACCTCTTAGCAATCAAAACTTATAAACCTCAGGAATAACCATGGCATTAGCGACCTTATCGATTGACCTAGTTGCAAAACTAGCAAATTTCGAACGAGATATGGGCTTAGCTGTTCGAGTAGCCGAAAAGAACTCATCGCAAATTTCAGCGGCCTTTGGCGGAATTAAAACCGCATTAGGAGGCCTTGCCGCGTTTGCAAGTGCAGATTTTCTTATCGGCTATACCAAAAGCGCCATGGCTTACTCGGATGCAATTAGTGATACCGCTAAAGCTAATGATTTAGCGGTATCTAGTGTCATGGGCCTTTCTTCAGCTTTAAGTTTGAATGGCGGCAAAGCTGATGATGCTGGTAAGTTTATTCAGAGTTTTAGCAATAAGTTAGATGATGCTGCCAATGGCTCTAAAGATGCCCGTGATGGATTTGCTCGAATTGGCATTTCATTAAGAGATATTGGCTCTAAATCTACTCAAGATTTGATGGATCAGGCTCTTGGCAAGCTATCTCAAATGGAGGATGCCGCCACTCGCAATAGCGCTGCGCAATTCGCCTTTGGAAAGGCCGCTAAAGGAGTTGACTTTAAAGAGCTTGGATCTGCTTATGGCGAATCTTCTGAAGCCATGAAAGAGTACTCTAAAGCCGTTTCCATTGCCGCTGATTTGCAAGATAAGCTAGATCAAAAATCAACCAAAACCATGGTGATGTTCACCAATGCATTTATTCCGACATTAAATGCTGCATATGATGAACTTAATAAAGGAGGCGGATATTTTGAAACCTTCTTTAATCTAGCCTCTGAGAGCTTTCAAGGCATTGTAATTGCCGCCAAGTTTGCTTTAGATGGGGTTGCAGGATTTATTGAAACCATTAAGACCGGTGTTTTGCAATTAAATTCATTGCTTACGCTAGATATGGAGTCAGTGAAGAAGTACGGCAAAGATTATGTTGATTACATGGATAAGCAGTACCAGGAGCGCTTGGGATTTTTTGAAAAACTCAAGCAACTAAATGAAAAAGGCAATAAAGAATCTCCGGTACCGCCAATTGGCAGAGATTTAAAGGCTGATAAAAGTTTTTATGCCATTGAAGAGATTATTGTCGGCGCCCGCAATACGATTCAAAAAGAGCAAGACAAAATTCAATTAGCACTTAGCACCGCATTTGAAAGTGAACAGCAAAAGAAGTTGGCCAATGATATTCAAAAGGTCACTGATGCTGTTCGAGATCGTCAAGAGCAAATTTATAAGATGCTACGTAAGGGTGATATTTCACCAACGGATGCCGAGCTTGCACAAACTCGCTTGAATGAAATTCAACTACTTGGGGTAGAGCGCGCTACTGCGCTGAATAATAAACAACAAGAGCTTAATTACACTTTTGAATATGGCGCCACTAAAGCAGTTAGTGCCTACATCAATGAAGTCAATAATTTGGCCAAGCAAGTTGAAGATACAGTTGGCAGAGCATTTAAAGGAATTGAGGATGTCATGGTGACAGCCTTTATGACTGGAAAATTGAGCTTTACCAATATGGCCAACTCGATTATTAGCGATATGGCCCGTATCGTGATTCGTCAAAATATTACCGGCCCACTTGCTGGATTGCTGGGCAGCGCTTTTTCAGGTAATCGTACTGGAGGAGCAGCGCCCGTAACTGACTATAGCTCTGCATGGAGCCCTGGGGTTACTCAAGCTAATGGTGGCGCTTGGATAAATGGTATTCAAACCTTTGCTAATGGCGGGGCATTTACTAACTCAATCGTCAACTCACCAACCCTCTTCAAATTTGCCAATGGTACCGGCCTAATGGGTGAGGCTGGACCAGAGGCAATTTTGCCGTTAAGCAGAAACTCTAAAGGTCAGTTAGGTGTTGCTAGTTCAGGTGGCGGAGTCAATATCGTTATTAATAATCAGGCAGCGCCCGATGGGTATGAGGCAGTTGCTAGCGCTAAGCAAAATGATGCTGGCATGAATATTGAATTCATTATTCGCAAGGCCATGTCTAGTGATATTGGAAACAATGGACCCATATCTCAGCAAATGTCCAATGTCTTTGGATTAAGACGCTCTATTTAAGAGAACAGAATGACTACTCCAACATTACCTAGCTATGCCAAGATTTTATTCACGGGCTATCAGCAACAACGGGAATCTGCCTTATTACGCACAGAGATGGATTCAGGCCCCCCTCGGCAAGCTAAGATCCGCTCACGGGTTATGGTTACTCGGACTTGCACTTTAAAGTTTTCCACACTAGCACATTTTCAGTCTTTTGAATCGTGGTATTCCAGCGATTTAAATGAGGGATCAGCCTGGTTTAATTTTCCCGATCCAGTAAGTGGGACTATTAAGCAAGCCCGCTTTGTCAGTGGTGGCTATACCGCTACCCCCATGATGGGTGGCTTAAAGGTGTGGCAAGTCGCCACCAAAATTGAAACTTGGGGTTAATTTATGACACGTGCTTATTCAGCGCAGTTTAAATCGACTCTAGCAGCAGTAAGCCCACAAGAAGCGCCTTTAATTTTGCTTGAAATTAGCCACCCATCGCTTTCGGTGCCAGTGCGTGTAGTCAATGATATGCAAGATCTTATTAGTAATGGCAATGCATTTATTGCCTGCCCGTTTCGTTGTGTACTACCCGATGACTATGAAGGTCAATTGCCAAAAGCCAAGTTGGCAGTAGATAACGTAGGACGTGAACTCATGTACTGGATTGAAACCAGTAGCGGAGGGCAAGGCAGCTCAGTGCGATTCATGCAAGTCATGCGATCTAACCCCGATTTAATCGAATGGGAGATCACCATGAATTTGTATAACGTCAATGTGACTATGCAAGAAATTAGCGCAGAGCTCGGATTTCAAAATCTTTTTGCCAAGCCAGCTATTGCTATGCAATACAGGCCCGATAACAGCATGGGACTTTTTTAATGGCACATTGGTCAGAAAACTATATTGGGCAACCCTATCAGGCTGGTAGTGCTGATTGTGCACGCTTACTAGCTCAGGTTAGAAAAGAGGTTTTTCACCTTCCTGTACCTGATGATATTGAGGTAGATCGATTGCAATCGCGCCTGGGAAGAGTCGGCCAAATGATCGACTTAGTTTCCGCTTATGGCGAAGCTACTAATCATCCTAGCGAGGGCGATGCCGTCCTGATGTTTTGCGCTGGCAGGCCTAGTCATATTGGCGTGTACTGCGTAATCGATGGTGAGCCCAGTATTTTGCATGCTATGGAAAACGCTGGAATGGTCGTGCTGCACAAAATTCGAAATTTAGAGCAAGCATTTTTAAAAGTTGAGGGGTATTACACGTGGAAGTAATTGAGCAAAGATCTGCGCCAGTGAAAAAGCCTCTAGCAAATGCATTGGATGTTATTTGGCATCCACACCCTGTTAGTCCAAGTGCTGGCCGTCAAATGTTGCTATGCCCAGTCCTAGATGGCCATACAGTGAGAGACGTGCTGATTCATTCGGGTATTGATCTATATCAGCCTATCGTCATTAGCTTAGATGACCGCTTACTGACTGTTGAAGAGTGGGACCTGATCTGCCCTGAGCCCGGTCAAATCATTAATGTGCAAGCTACTGTTATGGGTGGCGGCGGTGGTGGCGGTGGATCTAATCCAGTCCAAATGGTTGCTATGATCGCTTTGGTAGTTGTGGTCTCCTATTTCACATTCGGAACTGGAACAATGACCGCCGCATCATTAGGTTTATCGGCGTTTCAAACAGCAGTAGCCGGTGGATTAATGATGATGGCTGGATCGATGATCCTCAATGCCATATTTCAAGCTGGCACTGCTGCTACAGATACTAATAATGGCCAGTACGCGCAGGCTTCACCAACTTATAGCCTATCGGGTGGTAGTAATCGCTCACGGCCTTATGAGTCTATGCCGGTCGTTATGGGCACTATGCAATTTTTCCCTGACCTGGCTGCGCGTCCCTTTACTGAGTACCACGGCGAAGATCAATACCTCTATCAAGTTTTTCACTTTGGCTTATCGAACGCGATTTTGTCTAACTACAAGATTGGCACTACTGCCCTTGCTAACTATCAGGAATATTCTTGGAATTATCCCGATGCTGCAGGCAGAATCAATGCATTTCCTAGTAACGTAGATACGATTGCTGGAGCAGATTTAGTAAACTCCTCAGGCTGGATTACTAGGGCCACCTCATCCAATACCTATCGCATTGGTATCGATATTGAAGGTACCCTGTATTACGCTAATAATGCCGGTGGCCTTGATAACACTAGCGTCCAATTACGCGTTCAATATCGGCCTATTGGCTCGGGCACCTGGATTGAGCCATCGTATGTCACCACCCAAGGTAATGGCTTTGTGTCCGGGCATTATGAAAACTATTCCGTATGGGTAGAGTCCGGTGAAGAGGGTTATTACACGGCTACTGCATATGATGACTGGGGCAATCCTTACACCTATGAAGCCTGGGGCTGGCATGACACTAGCCATTACGAAACTCGCACCCGCTATGTGGGTGGCTCAGGCAATATCATCATCGTCTCCGGCGCTAGTCAGGCGCCACGCAGAGCAACCCTATTTATCGATGTTAGTCCAGGCACGTATGAGGTTCGTGTCATTCGAGATACGGGCGATAGTACTGATGCACGCTTACAAAATAAAACTAACTGGAGCGTATTACGTAGCTATCAACAAGATACTGCCAATTACTCCGGACAAAATCGCATTGGCTTAACCATTCGGGCATCCGAGCAACTCAATGGCGCTATTCAGCAACTCTCCGCCGTCTCTTCTGCGCTTGCGCATTACTGGAATGGCTCAGCTTGGGTAGATGGCTATACCAGTAATCCAGCGCATTGGTACATGGATTTTGCTTATGGCCGGCGTAATGCAAGCGGCAAACTCTTATACGGCATTGGATTGCCTGCATCTCAAATCGATTTAGCCGCCTTGCATTCTTGGGCTACGTTTTGCGCTAATGAGGGATTGAGCTTTAATGCCGTCTTAGATGGCTCACAAACGGCCTCGGATATTTTGACAGCAATTGCCCGCTGTGGCTTTGCTTCGCCTTCCTGGTCATCGGGCAAGATCGGTGTGGTATGGGATTCGCGCAATGCTAGTCCAGTAGCCGCCTTTGGTATGAGCAACATTATTAAAGGTAGCTTTCAGATTAGCTACATTACTGAGCAACTTGCCGAAGAAATCATTGTGCGGTATGTCAATCCCGATAAAGATTGGCAGCAAGATGAAGTGCGCGTCACGGTCCCTGGGATCTCTACGCCCACACGTACTAGCAGTGTTGATTTGTTAGGATGCACTAACACCGCCATGGCCGGAAAGTTTGCCAATTACTTGGCAGCCCAGCAGTATTACCGCAAGCGCAGAATTACTTGGGATAGCGATTTTGAGGGCTTTGTTTGTCAGCGTGGGGATGTAGTGCTACTTTCTCACGATCTCACTCAGTGGGGCTATTCCGGCCGTCTCGTAGGCCTTACTGGAGATACTTTGACATTAGATCGTCAAGTACCTCGCAATGGCGCTATTGAGTACGTCATGCTCAAAAAACCCGATGGCACGATGACTACTTATACAGCCGTTGCTGGTACTGGGGATAGCGATAGCTTAACCCTGACAAGTACTCCGACATTGCAATCGGGCTATGAGCTCATGGATCACATGTGGTTTTTCTCACCCTTGGCTACGCCGGGTAAAAAAGTCAAGATCCTTTCGGTACAGCCGATTAGCGAGTCCCGTGTAACTGTGACCGCTACTGATGAAGATGCCGCGTTTTATTCAGCATGGGATGGTAGCTGGCAAGCCCCAGTGCAAAGTACCTTGCTGCCAAAATCAACTACTCCAGTCATTAGCAATCTAAAGATTACGGAGAGATTGACCATTATCGGTACCGGTCAGATCATGACTCGAATCACGATTAGCTGGGAGCAGGGCGCAAGTCAAATGGATCGCGTTGAAGTACGCTATCGCATCAATAACGGCGCCTGGCTATCTAAATCAGTCTTTGGCTCTACTAGCCTTGATATTGATCTTGATGGTAGTGGATTTGTAGAGGCAAACGCTCTACCCATTAACGGCTTATTTGTTGGTAAATCGATCTCCACTAGCGCTACAGTGTATGGAAAAACTTTACCTCCTGAAAATGTTTCCGGATTTACGATTGATCAAACCGCTAGCCGATTTACTTTAAATTGGCAAAAGGTCTCTGACATCGATCTTGCTGGATATAAGATTCGGTGGATTAATGGAGATAGCCGAGATTGGGGATCTGCTAACCCGATTCATGATGGCTTACTGCTATCAAGCCCATATATCTCAGCAGTCCGCCCAACGGGCTTTGGTACTTTAATGATCAAGGCGATTGATACCTCTGGCAATGAGAGCGTTAAACCTTCAGCAATTGTGATCAATCTTGGAGATGCACAAGTCGATAACGTCATTGAGACGATTGACTTTGCCGCTGCAGGCTTTCCAGGTACGATTACTAACGGCTCTTTATCAGGCGGTAATGTGATTGCTGATGAGCAGGGCATTCAATGGAATCCAAACGATACGGCTAGCATGTGGCACTTAGATTCTATGAATTTTTGGAGGCCACAAACCTATTACGCCATGACCTATGAGGCTACTTTAGCCGCATCGGCTGCACTAGCCGGAAGCAAGATGACATTGCTAGAGACCATTCTTGGTGATAGCTGGAAAATTGACTATCGCAAACTTGGCCCATCGCCGATGTGGATTGCTGATGGTGAGCTAATGTGGGGCGATAGTGCTGGCCTGATGTGGCACATTCCTGATTACTCGCCATGGCCCGGATCGGTCATCGCTACAGCTGATCAATACCAATTCAAAATCACGATTGGATTTGGTGCTACTCAGGGAACGATCTCCGGATTGCTAGCCAACTTTGATGTACCTGATATTACCGATGTACTTAGTGGAATAACCATTACCTCGGGTGGTACGCGCCTACCAATCACCAAAGACTTTTACAACATCAAAGCAGTCAACCTGACATTGATTGCGGATACAGGTAGCGCCTTTACAGCCAAAGTGATTGATAAAGATCCTGAGCTTGGACCGCTTGTGCGCTGCTATGACAGCTCCAATGTGGCCATCGATGGAAAAGTAGATGCCTTGATTCAGGGTTACTAATAAAGGAAAAAAGATGGATCAGTTATCAGATTTCAAACGGGGCGATACCTTTAGCATTACGTGCACTTGGAAAGAGAATGGCATTCCAGCTAGTACTGCAGGATTGACCATTCGATCACAAATTCGTAACCCAAGATCGATGGCTTTAGTCTCTGATTTAGTGGTGACTCATGCCAATCAAACTACACATCCTGGAGTATTTACCTTAACCCCATTGAGTGCTGATACTGCAGCTTGGCCCACTGGAAACATGATTGGTGATATTGAGATCAGCAAAGATGGTGTCACTCGCTCGACAAGAACTTTTTTAGTACCAATTCAGAAAGGGGTGACTGAATGACCGATTCGATTGAAATTCACAATGAGCCCTTGCTAGGGATTGAGGTGAGTCAGTCGCAAGCCTTATCCCTTGAAATCTCCGCAAGCCCTGCCACTAGCCTTGAAATGAATCTTGCGCTATCCGGCCCTCGCGGAGAGAAGGGCGAAACAGGTCCCCCAGTCGATCTCACTCCGATTCTTGGCAATGCCGAGACGGATCTTGCATTACTTTACGCAATTAATAAACTTTAAAAGGAAAAGCCATGTCATTACAAACCCAAATCACTACGCTGATCGCAGCAATTGCAAGCGATATTAAGACGCTGCTTGCTAATACTGGTAACTTGGCCAACTTAACGACTACCAATAAAACTAGCCTAGTAAATAGTTTGAATGAGCTTAAAAGCTCGATTGCTAATATTGACTTAACCTCATTGATTAGCGATGCGACAGCGACATCGACTTCAAAGACCTATTCAATCGATAAGATTAATTCTCAAATATCTGCAGCCGTTGCCGCCTTAGTTAATAGCGCTCCAGGGACATTAGATACTCTCAAAGAATTGGCTGATGCGCTTACCGCCGATTCCTCCACGATCTCCGGATTAGTTACGGCCATTGGTAATCGAGTGCGCTTTGATGCAGCCCAATCTTTGACTGATCCTGAAAAAATTGTCGCCTGCCAAAACATTGGTATTGGCGATCCTACAACAGATTTAGCCGCTGCTTACGCTGCAGCAAAGGTCTAATATATGAGCCTGCTAACGAATTTGCAGGCATTCATATCAGCAGTTGGATCCGATATAAAGGCGCTCAACGCGGCAATTAGCAGCATTACCTTTCCATCGCACGCTGGCAATGCTCGTAAGCTCATTAAGTCAAATGGCTCATCAGCTTCTTGGGATTTTCCAACAACGCAAATTGCTACCGGAGGATCAGTACCAACGGCAGCTTCGATGGGCTTAGGTGAGATTGTTGAAAATACCTATGACGGAAAACTCTATATCAAAAAAAGCGTTGGCGGAGTAGAGACTGTCTTAGTGTTAGTGGCACAAAACCCATTAGGAACTAGTGCCCCGATGTGGAATCAGGATTCAAGCTATATGTGGTCGCAATAAAAACTGTTTTTATCTTTAATGCAATGCCGCCTTCGGGCGGTTTTTTATTTTCCGAGGAAAAATCATGACACAAGCAATACCAGCAAAATCAGCACTAACTGGCAGTGCCGTTACAGAGGGTGGATTTAAAACGGCTTTAGATCAACTGAACGATTATTTAACCGGCTTACTTGGTGCTGATGGCCTGCCCGGTACCGCACGCACTCAATTAGGCATCCCCAATCCAGTGGGCACCTTTTTTAAAGCGGATCCATCTACTGTAGCCTTTACTAAAACGGCTGCTGGCACTGCAAGCATTAAAGCGGGTACCTATGTTTTTGTAGGGTCCACACTTGTCCCGTTCGCCTCTGCTACTGCGATCTCCATGCCTACGCTAACCGCTGGTACAGATTATGCAATTTGGGTAAAAGATGATGCCACGATCCAAGCAACCAATAACTTCTCCTCTGCTCCTAGCGCTGGTAACTGGCGTCGTATTGGTGGCTTTCACTATGCTCCTGGAGACAATGCAGCGGCTCAATCCGGTGGCAATACAACCCCTCAGATCAATGCCTACTCATTTTGGGATCTGAACTTTAAGCCTGCCTGCCCTGATCCACGGGGCATGACTTTAGTAGCCAATAGTTTTTGGTCTGATATTTACTTGCTTGGCCAAGAGCATTTAAGTAATGGTTCATCCAAGTACAACGTCACTATTGCCGATGGCTCAAACCCGCCAAAAATCCCTACGCTCTTTGGCGGTAGCGGTACCAATAACTATGGCGAATTTAACTGGTGGGAAGCTGGTGAAGTCATGCGCTCCTATGGCAAGCGCTTGCCCCGCTATGACGAATTTGCAGCCCTGGCATATGGAACAACTGAAGGCGCTTCGATCGGTACTGATCAAGGCTCTACAGTATGGAATGCCGCTTACGTCTCTCGCTGGGGCGCTAACCAAGTGGCCGGCATTATGTGGCAATGGGGTGCAGAATTTGGCGGAGGCGCAGCCGCCGCTGGCTGGACTGCAAATACGATTAGCCGCGGTCAAACGTATCAGCTGCCTAACGCCGTGATCCTTGGGGGCGACTGGACCAACGGGTCGAACTGCGGGTCTCGCGCTTCGAGCTGGGCCAACTCTCCCACGTTCTCGAGCTACGCCTTCGGTGCTCGCGGCGTCTGTGACCACATGATTCTTGGTTAATCGGGTCATAAGACCCGATGGAACCTATCAAGGATGCAGTCCTATCGTATGACCAAATGGCGATTGTGGAGAAGTATGAGGTCGTT